GTCCTCTAATAGGTTCTCAAAATCTATAGAATTTATATGAGATTCAAAATACATTATCCCAACATCTGCCTGTTTTGTAAGGCTAAATGGAGTAGTAGGGAAACCTTTGTACCTCTCAGCTGTTTCTCTTTTCGCCGGATCAATTGTAGAAATTGGATAAGAGCCTAAATAGCCAACCCTACCTCTATCTCTAAAATATGATAGGTAATCATCACTATTATGTTCATACCAAGCTTGATAACCGTAATATTCGGCTGCTAAAAGGACTTGTTCGTGTAGAGTTTCTTTAATAGTAGGCCTTCCATACAGGTGACCAATAGCTTTACCAGTATTTGATGGATCTAATAAATTGTATCTTCTACCAATCCAAGCTGACGCCTTTGAACCAAATTTACCGCCTTGACTATTACTATATCCGTCAATTGCAATTGCGCCATCATCAGTTCTACCGGGCTTCTTTGTTCTAATATCAAACACATGGCTGTTCTCTTTTCCAACAGGTGGAAATTGAGTAATAACCCAATGAAAATCTTCTTCTTTTTCATTGATATTCCTCCATTTGACAGTTTGGTCAATATCTCTGTAAAATATAATATGCCTTTTTAATACCGGATTTTCTTTTAAAAACGACTCTCTTGCGGCTATATTCATCACATTAAAAATACACCCGTCAGCGTCTGTACTAAATGCCTCATCAATCGTTAGTGGCTCTTTTCTAATACGAGCCGATAATGCTCTTGGATTATTTTTAACTGTTTCCCTATCTGCTTCAATTTGCAATAAAGTTTTTTCTTCATCTGGGAACCCAAAATCATCAAAGTTTCTTGTTCTTTTGGCGGACATGAAAAACCTATACAAGCCACTTGATGTGGCCCCGTTTTGCTGTCTTTTCTCTTGATTGCTTTCTTCCCAAAGAAGTTTAAAAGCCTCCTGAACTCCATCCTTTTCAGATGTAAGCTTCTCTACGGTTGTAGTATAAAGGGCCTTACCAATGATTTTGCCTTCATCATCTAATAAACAATAACGCACAACTTCGTGTCTGTCATAAACATTAACCTCCGTTGTCTTACCGCACTCATCCGCCACATATCTATGTAATTTCTGTCCATCATAAGCAACAGTATCAGCAGACTGATGGTCAATAACTGAACCAAGTTCATCTTTATCTACATTTTCCTCAGCCTTCTTACCTCTTACGTTTGTTTTTTGGAACCTCATTTCGGACTTTGGATTAACCCCCAAAGACATATCATATTCAGGTCTAAAAAACTTAGGAAGCCTTCTAAATGGATTTACAACCGTTTTAGCAAAGAACTTTTTAGCATCAGAACCAGTTTTAGATTGAATACCACCGTTTGTCATTTTGGTTCTAGTGGTATATTCTGTAACAAATAACCCAGCCACAAAAGACTTACCAAAACGTCTTTTTGTAACTTCTAGCATACCCATACACAAGGGGTCCTGTATGCAATATTCCATAAAATAGAACTTCTCTAAATCTGGAATCCTGAATTTAGGATAACCAATATCTATACTCCACCATTGCAAATACAAATAATGCATACCCGTCAAATAAGTCGGTTTCCCATTATTCATATACCAAAAACCATTTAATCTCCTATCCCACTCCTGCTTTTTAAATTCCTCTAACTTCTCATTATAAAACTCCGGGGCCTCATCTTTTTTCTTTTTATCATACTCGTCCCACTCTTTCATGGTATCTACATACCAAGAGGGGAGAGGTATTCTTTTCCAATATTGCTCTGATTGAACATCCGACCTTTGATAAACACCCCTAAACTCAACCTGCTTTGTCAATATATTAAATACATACCCTTCTGGTGGAAGATGGCAATCCAACCCCTGAATGTGAATCGTGGAACCTTTTTCAATTTTTTCGTACATATTATGAGCGTTTGCCTGCTAATTCACCAATTTCATCAGCAACACTTTCTGGTGAAAAAGGTCTTTTATTTACAATAACAACCTCTTTTTTGTTTTCCTTGCCTTCCTGATTTATGCCGGCAGATATTTCTAGGGCCCTAATAGATACCGTAATATTGCCTGCTTCCGACCAAAGCTTCTGAAGTCTTTCAAATGATTTATCTTTCGGATCAATTAATTCAATATCCAATAAGTTAATCCTATTCAATAGCTCAGCCATTTCATTTGCCTTCCTTTGCAAACTGTAATAAAGCTTGATTGCACCATCTTGTTCATAATAAGCTAACTTACCCATTAAATAGGCGTTGGATTTTTCTAGCTCTTTTATTTTTTGCTCTAATTCAGACATATTACTTCAGGGGTTGTTGTTACTAATTTTGATGCATCAGAAATTCCATATCCAATTAAAACCTCATTATTAATTACTCTTGATGTCAGATTATGATCAATAGCAACTACTTCATTTCTTTCATGGCCTTCTGGATAATACCTTAACCTAATTATTCTTCCTTCTGTACCATCATCATTTTGATAAATAATCTCGTAATCACTTGATATTAATGTAGTTACAACCTTACCAGTTAGTTCTCCGCTTGTAACATAAATTTTATTTTTAATCAAAGTAGGCGGTATTCCTTCTAAAAATCCACTATATGGCTCAAATAATCTTAATCCTGTGACAAAGTTATTAAGGGGTTGCCATGCTTCATTTTGACCATTTCTCCATAAAAAGCACTCTTCAATAGGTATTGAAAAATATTGAATATCAGAAGAAGCCTCCGCTGTTGGTCTTAGGTAATTGAAAAGCTTGTATGTATCGTGAGTAGCATTATGATGTATTAATATCTCAGCACCTTCTGGAATATCCTTAGCTGCCACAACTGTTGCGTTCACTGGTTTAACGTAACGCATATTAAAATTATCATAAACTCTTTCAAGCTTAATTTTAGTGCCATCTTTAAAAGTATGGCTGTTTTTACTTTCTAAATCAACTTTAATAATAACTCTATTTGACGGAGCGATTAATTTCATATTTAATTAATTTAATTCAAAGGTAGTGATTTTATTAACTTAATCAATTTTTAATTGCATAAAATGCATTATATTTGTATTGCCCAAAAAAATTCATAACAATAAAAAACAATTTAAAAAATGGCAAATCATTTATCAGTTTATGTTTATCGTAGAAATCAATACGATCTAACAAATCCTAACGGTACTGCTGCAACTAGCGGTGTATTATTTTCTTTACCAACGGCCAACTTACAGGTTCAACCATCTACAGTTGTAGCAAATGGTGTACAGATGAACTCTTTGATTCTCATCTACCCTAGTGGTTTAAATCAACCAGCTGAAAAATTATACACTAATGCAACTGTTGCTGGATTAATTGCAGCTATTAATGGAAGTGGTATCGCTACAACTACAACTACAACTGCAGCTCCAACTACTACGACCACAGCAGCTCCAACAACCACAACAACCACAGCAGCTTAATCAAAATTTAAAAACAAATAAAAACATTATAAAATGGCACAAATAGTATCAGTAACCGCATATCGCAGAAATCAATACGATTTATTAAACCCTAACGGAACTCCAGCAACTTCTGGTATTGCATACGGTTTCCCAGTTGAAGGATTCGTAGCTTACCCAGCTCCTTCTGGAACAGTAGCAAACGGAGTAACTATGAACTCAATAGTTGAAGTAGCTCCAACAGGCTTAAATCAAGTATCTGTTTACTACTACACAAACGCTACTGTAGCACAAATTAATTCAGCTGCAAACGCTTAAATAAATTAGGCCCCTATTTTTTAGGGGCTTTTTTATTTTCTTTATATACTGTTTTTAGATTTTTGTAGATTCTTTCTGCATCATCAATAGTCTTGCCTGAACCGGCAGCTAAAGCAACAGATAATCTTCTTAGTTTTTTGGCGGCTTTGTTATTCATTTTTTAGGTTTTATCTACCCTGACCTCTGTATTCTTTAGGCTTGGGCGTGTGTTTGTTATAAGTTTTTTTTGCACTTCCTGTTTTTCTTTTACCGAATGAAATTTTTCTGGAATCAGATTTAACTTTGGCCATTTTGCTCTTTTTTAAGGATTAATTGGTACGAATATAAACCATTTTTTTCATATCTTTTATTCAAGGAATGGCCCCCAAACTTTTCTTTCCTAAAATCCCTTAATCCAGCAGATACTGAGGCTTCTGGAATACCGGTAAAATGAGATATTTCTCCAAGAGTCCTATAAACAGAGTCTTTCATTAGCTCTTTTAGCTTATAATGGTTATTTGCCAATCTTTGGTAATCCCTTTCTTTTACATAATCGGTACCATCAAATTGCAGTTCTTGTTGCATAATACTATTTGTGTTTAAAATAATCTAAGTCAATATTTCCTCCGTCCATTTTATTTGGGTAGACGATAATGTCGGTGTCGTAAAAGTTCCGCACGATACCACTGTCGTGTAATACAACTTTCCAAACAGTGTTGACTTCGCTTCCGTAATCAATCCATGCGATTGCTTTTCCTTTTCCAAGTGGAGTATGGACATCTATTATATTTTTTAGTTCATGAATATACATTAAAATGGAGCCTCCTCTTGTTTACCTGAAAGTAATTCAAGACTTGATACTCTTGCGTGCAATTGAGCAATAGTTTCATTTGTACTATTATTCAAATAGGTTTTAGCTTCTGGTTTGCCTTCCATATAAATCAATGTTCCTTTTTTTAAATAACTTGCAACATTAATTTTTTCTGTCCAATAAGCACAAGAAATCCAAGTTGTTTTATCAACTTCTTGACCATCTTGTTTTTTAAATTTTTCACTGTAAGCCATTGAGAAATTAATCACCGTCTTACCATTTACATTGTTTACGACTGCATCTTGTCCTAATCTTCCGATTACTGAAATTCTAATCATTGTTTTGTTTTTTAATTTAAATAATCAATTTTAATATTGTTAATTTCAAAATATACCCTTGATATGTTTCTCCAATCTTTTATAAAAACAGGAGTAAGTTCTTTTTTATTTCTTTTGCCAATTTTAATAACCTCTTTAATTAAATTATCCGTAGTAAAATCATTAATATTATTTATATCATAATGTCTGCTTACATAATCTAGTCTTTTAAATCTTTTATGACCAAGTTCTCCAAAAGTAATAATTAAACATTTTGTAGCCATTTTTATAGCTAAATCAAAACAATCATAAGCACTACCAAAAGGATCAAGATCAACTAAATCGTATTTATTGTTTTTTGAATATTCCAAACAACAACAAGTCAATGCGTCATAATGAAAATCGGTATTAAAAGATGTTTCTTTATCGTTTGTTACAACTTTTTTAATCTTATCTATATAAAAACTTTTTTCGCCAGCATAAACATCTAAAACACTATTTATATTGTATTTTTCTATAAATTTAAGGTTAGTTTCGTATTTATCATCGCGATGCTTGTCATTATATGTTTTATTTTTTTTGCCAAGTCTTTTTATTTTTATTGAAACCTGAGTAATATCTCTATAAATAAAATCTGCTATTTTTTTATTATTAAAACCTTTTTCTTGTAACATTTTAACCCAATCAATTTCTTTTTCAGTCCATTTTCTTGGTAAATTTTTTGTAAGGCCGCCACCTTTCATTATTTCACCTTTGTAATCTTCTGGCATATAAAAAGACTCTTCTTCAAATAAGGTATAATTCATAATTAAAATATTTTAAAATATTACTTCTTCTCCATTTTCATCTTGATAAGGCAACCAAGCTTGGTTTGCTTCTTTACGCTTCCAAAAATCATAACCTTTTTTATTTAACATATCCTGTATAAAATCTTTGCCTGCGATAAAAAACCTTCGCCTATCCCATAAATATTCAGCTAAAACAAATCCTTTTCTACCAACACTTTTCTTTTTAATTTTTTTTGAGTGAAATTCTGCCAAAGGATTATTTGGATCTGTCTGCGCATATGGTCTGTGATAAACAGTTATATTATCCATTTTATTATTCCACATTGCACCATCTGCAACATCAAACACATCTGGGCATTTATAGTTACCTGACCTATCTCTTTCCATTAATTTAGGATGCGCTACAATCCAAAAATACACATCATTCTTTTTTGCAAATCTTGAAAAATCCGATAGTAATGTTTCAAGGTATTTATCAGTCCTGCCACCAAAACCTTTATAGTCGTTTGTCATTTGGTTAAATGGATCAATACAACAAAAATCAACCTTTTCTTGCACAATCAACTCAAGAAACTTTTCCTTAATATACTGCGGAGTAGGAGAAAGCATTTCTGCGCTTATGTAAAAAATATGCTTTGATATGAAATCATAAGCCGCCTCATAAACCTCATTTGATGGCCTATTTGGATTAAATGGAGTACACTCACAACCTAAAATCATCTCAACATAATCATGAAAATATTCTTCAGCAGGCGTATCTTCGGGAGAAAATGTAGCTACCTTCTCACCATACATGATTATTCTTGATAAAATTTGAGATTTTTGCCAAGCCGTTTTTCCATAGTTACCGATACCAGTCAAAAGACTAATTTCACCTCTTTTCGGCTTAAATAAATAATCAAGTTCCGGTACCCCAACGCCCATTATCTTCTCAAATCCTTTTTCATTTATTGATAAAGCTCTATCTTTTACATCAATCCCGTACACAACATCCTCAATCCTGTAATTTTCACCATTTTCTTCTGTAAATTCCTTCTTTACATCAATCTCAAAATTGGTTGTTTTATTAACAAGCTTCTCTTTCTGGATAGACGCCGTTCCAAAATTGCCCCTATTTGCCCTATATCCGCTCTTTACGGCACTTTTCATCTCCGACATAGTAAAGTCATTACTTACGGTGTATTCTGCCGAAATAAGGCCTAATGCGGCGTTTTCTTCAATACCGAACCTGCAACATGCTGATGCCAACTTGAAAATGTAAGTATTTCTCTCGCCAGTGACAAATGCATCATTTTTGTTTGTAAGCCATTTTAATATCCTACGAAAGTTTTCGGAGTCATCTACATTTTGTATTTCCGAAACAATGATTTTCTCAATTTTCTTAGCTTTTGTGAATACTGTTGCTTTTTCATTTATGTAAATATCAGCGTCAAAGCTCTCATAACAAACCCTGCTTACGTTAATTCCGCTTTTGTCAATCTCTGGGAAAACCTCTTGTAATGACTGGAAATGCTCTCTATGTTTTGAGCGATCTGCTATCTTGACAAGAGCTTTTAATCCATTACCAGATGGACTAACCCAGCATGCATAAACAAAATCATTTGAAATAATTTCCGTTTGCTTATCCCTTAAATCAGAAATATCGTCAAAGTCAAGCACAATGAAACCGCTATGTTCAATAAGTTGATCATCTTTTCTGTCTACACCAAACTTTCCACTGAAACATACGGAAGGTAGATTTAATTTAATTTTATTAGCCTTTTCCTTGTCAAGTGTATTTCTAATTTCAGTAACAAGTTCTTTACTTGAACCTTTTTTAATCCTTTCTAATGCTTTTTCAATCGTTATAAAATGTGGCTCCTTGCTAAAAATGTTTTTAAAAATAGTAGCTGTCATCGTATTAATTTAAAGTTTTTCCTAATTCCTGTTGTCTTTTCTTGTAAGCTTCAAAATCGTTATTTTTATAAATCTGCTGCTTTGGTACATCAGAACCAATCAATTCATCATTCCAAGAACTATTGTTAAAGAAAGTCTGAGGGTCCTTCCTAAACTTCTTTTCCGGCTGAATCATTTTATACTTCGGGATATATTCAATAATTGAACTTCTATCATCATCTTTCAATGAAGCCCATTTCTTTTTTAATTTTTCCTTATCACCAACCTTCTTGTCATATAAATCCCAAAAAATATCAAACGATATATTTATTTCTTTTACTTTAGTTTCTTTTACTTTAGTTTGCGGCATTTCTGTAACAGAAACTCCGTCAGTTACGGTTTTATTATTAGCGAATTTACCGTTTATGCGGAGTTGTTTCTTACTTTTATCCTTGTTTGTACCTCTTTTTTCATATACAGGTTTAAGCCTTTCATCAAGCGATTCTGAGTTAATGAAACCGTTATTATTGAATAACATATCCAATTTGATACAGTAATCAATCACATCCCGTATTTCCGTAGCAGAAACTCCAAAATCTCCTGCCATTAGTTCAAATTCAACATCAGAATACTCAAATTCATTACCATCAATACCTGTTAAGTATTCTAATGTCATAGACCAAATAGCATAACCTATAGGCCCAAATTTAGTACGAATAGCCTTAACCTTTCTGTGGTTTCTCATATCCCTATCATGAGGGAAATAATCACAATAATTCTTTTTTGGGCGAGCCATTTAGATATAATTAATCGTTTATAAAATCGGTTTTTAAAGCTTCATTTATGCGTGTAATCTCACTATCCGTAAATAGTAATTTACCCTGCATTTTGCGCGATAATTCCGATTCTGGTATCTTGGCATTTAATGAAAGCCAACGCTGAGTACGACCATCCATAGCTTCCTTGATTCTTTCGTGAAGCTTCATTGTTTTTATTTCTTCCATAAATTATAATGTTGAGAAGCAAAAATAGTATTAATTTTTAAAATCCCAAATATTTTTAATTTTTTTTAAAAATAATTTTGTGGTTTAATTAATTTAATTAAATTTGCAAATGGAAAATAGGGAAATGATATATGACTTGGCTAAAAAATTAGACCTGATAATAGAGGTTACAAAAAATGGAGAGTATTTAGGTAAATATAAATTTATAAATAACAAACTACATAAACTAAAAGAAGATGAGAAACTCAACGATAATAGTGAAGAAAAAGAGATGCGTTAGATGCGGAAATATTGATTATCATTTTTCAAAAAAGATGTGTAAGCAATGTGCTACAATTGAATCTACGCAAAAAAGAATGGAAGAATTTGAAGATGATGTAGAAAGCTTTCAAAATTTAGTTTCAGATTTAGACCATATATTCAGCCAGTATATAAGATGTAAATATGCCGATAAAGAAGGTATGGTAGAGTGTTATACTTCTGGTAAAAAGATGAGATGGCAAGAGATACAATGCGGCCACTTTATTCCCAGAGCAAATCTTGGCACCAGATGGTTGGAGGCAAATTGTAGGCCACAATCAATGGAAGAAAATTATTTTAAGATGGGTAATTTAGAAGAATTTGAATACAAGCTTGATGCAGAAAACAATGGCGTAGTAGATTATTTGAGAGAATTAGCTAGACAAGTTGCGAAGCCTACAAAAGAAGAATTGAAGTCTTTAATTATTGAGTATAGATCAAAGTTGAACCTAATAAAAAAGAAGTTTAATTAAATTTATTTTTTTAATTAAATTAATTAAATTAATTTTGTACTCAAATATTAAAAACACATAAAAATGGCAAGAAACATTAGTCCAGATTCAGTATCAAGCAAGGTATCAGAACTCCAAGTAGGAGAAAGTTTACTATTAGAAAACCCATATACGTCTGTAATGGTTATGGTTTCTAATCTAAAAAGAAAAGAAGAACACAAAAACAAAGTATTTAAAATTAAAGCAAACGATAAAAAAACCAATGTAACTAGAATAAAATAAGTATTATGCACATACAAACCATCCACTACACCAGAACATTTAATTTAGGTAATTATTCATCAGAAAAAATAGGAGTTGAGTTTGCGTTGAATCCGGGTGAATCAGCAGATAAGGCTCTTGATAACGCAAGACAACTGGTTGAAGAATACCATAAAAAAAGTGTTAAACAGATTGAAGAAGCTGGACTTTATTTTGAACAAGATGAACCAATTGTTGAAAAAGTAATACCAACACAATCAAAAAAGACACTAACAGAAAGAACAAAAGAGTTTATTAATTCTTGCACAACAAAACAGGAATTAAAAGCTTGGGAATTAATGTGTAAAAACAATCCTGAATTGCTGGAATATTATAATAACAAACTAAACAACCTTTAATTATGAAATGGAATGAAACACTTATTAGATCAAGCTCTGTTGGTTATTTAATGACTGAGCCGGTAACTAAAGCTGAAAAAGAAGCTGGGCTTCTATCTAAAACCGCACAAAAACATTTAATTGAAGTTTATATCGCTGAAAAATATGGCAGAAAGCGAGATATACAAACAAGGCAAATGAAGAAAGGCGTTGAAGTTGAAGATGATTCAATTGAGCTTTTAAATAGTTTTTGGGAAGTGGATTATAGTAAAAATGAACACAGATTTACTAATGATTACATATCAGGGCATCCAGATATAATAACTGTTAACCCGAATAAAGTTATTGATATTAAATCAAGCTATGACCTTTGGACGTTCTTGGGAAATATTCCAGATAAGCTTGATAATTTGTATTACTGGCAGCTTCAATCTTACATGTGGCTTACAGGTGCTACTAGTGGACATATTGCGTACTGTCTTGTAAATACACCATTTAACATTGTTGAGCAAGAGAAAAGATACTTACTTAATAAGATGAATGTTGTTTCAGAAGAAAGCCCAGAATATGTAAAAGAGTCAATGAAACTTGAGTTTAATATGACATTTGATGATATTGCAGTCCCTGAAAGAATATTAATATTTAATGTGGAAAGGAATGAAGATGATATTCTAAAGATTCAGCACAAAGTAGAAAAAGCAAGAGAATTTTTATTTGAACTTGAAAACAAACATCTAAATTTCAATAAATGACCGGAGCTAATATCATAAATGCAATCCAAAATCTAAAAATGGCCCAAGAGCAATTAGAAGATTTTTGCAGGGAGTTTCCCAACTCACAGGGAGAAAGGATATTTAAGAATTATAGTAAAAAAATAGATTGGATTTTTAATGATATTATAACCCACCCTTTTCTTACAACCGAAGTTAGAATTGGAATTAAAAACGAAATACAAAGTGATGTTTTTGCAGTTCCGGCTATTGTTGAAAAGGTAGCTTTGTTAAATCCAGAACAAAGAGAAATTATAGAATCTACATTAGATGCTATGATAAACGGAGAAGAAGTAAAAATTGTTGATATTAACGAATTAAACAAATAAAAATGGCTAAGAAAAAAGAAAAAGAACTCAACCTACCATCTAATGCACAAGTACTTGATGGATGCGACTTTTGTATGCAATTTGATTATGATGATCCACATGTAATTGGAGCTAGTGAAAAATCAGATGGCGTAATGGAGATAGTTTTAAAATCATACATGGATGTTGGTATAACATTTTTATGCCCAACTACCGGAAAGAAACTAAGGCTATTCGCAAGGCCATTATCAGATAAAGGCAGACAGATTTTAGAAATGCAAGCAGAACAAAATCAATAACCACAAAAATAACAAACATGAAAAAGCTAATAACAACCACATTTATCATTATTTTTTTAGTAAGCACCGGAATGTCACAAGTATTTGATGGCATTTCAATTTCAGGTGACTTTACAAGTACATTACAAAAGTTTAAATCTAAGGGCTATGTTTTAGAACAAACATTTCCAGAAGGGGCTACTTTAAGAGGCAACGTAGCATCTACTAATATTGAAGTTTATTTATTTAAAACTCCAAAAACAAATAAAGTTTTTAAGGCAAGCGTTTATCTTCCAAAAAAAGATAATTGGAATGATCTTAAATATCAATTTAACAATTACCACAACTTATTTCTTGAAAAATACGGTAAAACAACTGATAGATTTCAGTTTTTTTCTAGTCCATACTATGATGGCGATGGTTATGAGATGCAGGCCGTAGAAAAGGAAAAATGTACATATTCATCTTATTGGTCAAATTTAGATGGAGCTAGTTATTCCGTAGAAATAACAAAATATAGACAGGTAAAGATAACTTATGAAAACGATGAACTATTTAAACTAAAAGACAAAGAAGTTTCAGATATGAAATCTAAAATATTCTAAATAATAAAGGCGGCCTAAAAAACCGCCTTATTTATTATCTTCAGAAAGACATTTTACGCATGCCCCATCTTCAAGTAAAGTTTCATGGGTTGTGCAAATATCTTTATCCATTATGACTTCTTATGTTTATTTGCGAATTTACGAGCAGCTTCAACACTGCCAAATCCCCAAGCTTTAAGAGCCAATGCTTTGCGAGTAGGTTCACCATTAGGCTTTTTCATAGCACCTAACATGCCACTAAATCTAGCAGCAAATGAAACCCTTCTAGGATTAACGCCAGATTTAACTGGGGCTTTTAAATTACCACCAGTTTCAGCATTGTAAGATGCACGACCTTTTGCGTTTAATCCGCCTTCTGGATTTTTACCTTCTTTTCTTTGCCAAGCTCCTGACATAACTATTTATTTTTTTTCATTGCTTTAATTTTTTTCTCTTGTTTCAACATTTCGGCAGTTGGCTTCTTACCACTACCCTTGTTGGCACGAATATTATCCCATAATCCCCTACGAGAATATGATCCATCCGCGCGTTTCATCATCTGTAGTTTGTTTTTCATACGCTAATTTACGAATTATTTTTGATTTTCAGCTTTCCATATCACTAAATCTATTCCAGTTAAGTGATTAGGAGGCTCCAAAATTGGCTTTTTTTCACTTTGTACTGGTATTTGTACCGATTTGCGTACATCTTCCAAATTTGAGGCGCTTTTGCCGTAATTATCCATCAAATAATTGACCACTTGCTGAACAGATGTCAAATTTTGCTCTTTTTGAATCATTTCCAACTTATATAAGTCAAATCTTACTCCAATTGGGTTGCTTTTTTTCATAAAATAAATTGTAGCTACAAAGTTAATACTAAAAAGTGAAATGTAGCTACAAAATTAAATTAATTATCGCTAATTGTAGCTACAAAATTTAAGTTACACACCCCCATCCCCCCACATATAAAACAAAGCAAGTAACCACCCAGCCACAAGGCAAAGCGGTAGTAATTGCATGACCTACCAAGCCAAGCCCAACACCCACCAAACCCACACCACACACCACACACAAAGAAAATGCAAGGGAAAACGCAAAAACGGGGTACTGGGTGCAAGAAAATCAAAACCCCGAAAAATGAACGGACTTTTTGGCGCGGGGGGGTAGCTTAAACAAATGTTTATGCAGATGTTTTAAAATTTTTTTTTGTAATATGGGATGGGAATGGTGAAAATATGGTATATTTGGGTACAAAAACATAGCTATGTTAAAATCAATGAAAAAGCTTGGCGGTGGTAAAAGAAAGCCGGCTGAAACAGTTACTACTTATCAAAAGAAAGTAATGCCTTCTGCGCCAAAATCAATATCAAAATCAGATACTGATGCAAAAATGGCTAGAATTGAGCAAATGAAAGAAGAGCAAGCCGAATTAACTCAAGGAGAAAAAGACTTTGGTTCTGCATATAAATCTTTAGGTTTAAAAGGTACAAGAAGAACGGAAATTGATCCTAAAACTGGAGATGTTTCAGTAAAAGCTAAATATAAATCTATTGAAGGTGATGAGGATGTAGAAAGAATCCCTGATTCAGAAATGCTTCAAGTTACTAAAACAGGTCCAGCCGCAGGTAGTGATTTCTCAAAGTTCAAAGAAACTTTTAAAGAAAGAATGCAAAGAATTGCTGCTGAGAAAAAAGCAGGAGGAAGAGCAAGGGCAATGGCTATTCTTGAAGCTGAAAAGAGAAAGGCTCAAGCTAAAGCAAGAATGTAATAATAAAAACAATAAAAATGCAAGGAAATCAATCAAAATTAGATAAGAACGAGAACGGCAAAATTGACTCTCAGGATTTCAAAATGCTAAGATCTAATAAAGAAGTAGGAGAGATGGGTAAGCCTAGTTTAAAGGCTAAATTTGAGGCTTCTATGCAAAAACAATATAAATCTCGTCCAGAGAATAAAGCTCCGGAAAAAGCAGATATGAAAAAGAAATCTTCTAAGTTATCAATGATGACTAAATTAAAGTATTAAACTCGGTTAGTTGGTTTGTTATTACTTTGAGCCTCCCTTAAAAAAGGAGGTTTTTTTTGTCGTTATATGATTGTTTCGTATCTTTATCGTAAACTATACGGAATGAATAAATTAAGAAAAGAAGTTCAACTTGAACAAGAAGTCATTGACAAGCTAACTATTCTAGCAGACAAAAAGCAATGGTCATTAAAAAAGATGATGGAAACTATTTTGATCAAGGCAGTAAAAAACGTATCACTTGAGGAAAGTAATTCTTAACATCACACCTCAAACTCACGTCAGAGCAACACAAGGTGATTCCATATTTTTCAGAATACCAAGAGATAAATTACGACCAGCCGGCCTAAAAAGACTACTTAGACTAGAGAGGTATAACAACTATAAACTAGAACTTTCAGCTGAAGCAAAAAGAAAATCTTTCGTCATGCCTCCGGTGGGAGCGTCAATTACATTTGTGATTCCGGTTCCCCCATCTTGGTCAAAGAAGAAAAAAAAATTATATCATGGAAGATTCCATCAGTCAAAACCAGACATAGACAATTTA